GAAAGTTGTACGTGTCATAATCATCTTGGCATAAGCACCAAAGTCTGGAGCTAGGGAATGTAGTTTCTTTCTCAAATAAGAGATGAACATATTCTTGCCATCAACAATTATATCTCCGGATGTAGGCTTAACGAAATTGAACGGAAGAGTGATTTCCAGCAGCTTGTTGTTGGTCTGCCCGGAAGTTATTGCAGCATCCTTGTTGTAAACGGTGGCTTCACCGGTCATCAGCAATGTACCGACAATAATATCCATACGCTTGTGGGCGGCAAGGGTAATCTGACGGTAGTCGTCTACCAGGAAGTTTACAATCTCTTCCATTGCAGCCTTTTGGTCGGCTGGCTTAGCTGCATTGAACTTGTCAATCAAATCCTGCAATTCAGAAAGGCGGTCTATAGACATCTGGTAGGCATCACCCAAATAGGCAATTTCGCCATATCCGGAACCTATATTCCTGCGTTCACGAATGGGCTTCTCTCCAAAACGTGAATTGATAGAACCGGCCATAACTCCGGTTACAGAACCTATATAATCCTTGAACAAACGAGTAGTCACTCTGCGGAAAGTAAGATACTGCTGCCAATAGATTGTGTCCTTGCGTGTCTGGTTCACACGTCTGATGATAGCAGAAACAATGTTCGCATCATCGAATAATGTTTGAATCGTTAAAAACATGTCCTACCTCCTTACTCGTTAAATTCAAACCATCCCTTCATGTTGGCTTTATCGTTCTCGGAGAACGGCATAACCAATTTTGAAGGTTCAATTTCTGCGGCTGTACGAAGCAATGAAACCAATGTGATTCCGTCCTCAATCTTTGTACGGTTAAACAGAGCCGAATTAGCTACATGCTTTTGTTTTAAACCATCAACTGCAACCGCATTGAATAATACGGTATCTTTGGCGATATTCTCACCAAAAGCCGCCTTAATAGTCAAGACGTCATAATCTTTGTTAGTCTTATCGATGGCTGTCACTTCCGCACCTTTAGTGCCATTGCCAATGAACATCCCCACATAAGCTAAAGAGTTCTTGGCAATTTTGATACTTGTACCAGAAGTGTATGCTTCGATAACTCTTACATTGATAACCGCATAAGCAAACTTGTTTTTCAAGTCTGCATAAATCGGTGTAAATCCGGGAAGAAAACTTCCCACTACAAGGTTCTGCGTGTCGAGCTTGAACGGGCCACGTCTACGAATACCGGTCTGGACATCGTAGCGTTCCTCTTGCTCAACGGGCGGAACCAAGTCATACTTAAATCCTGCTGACATAATTAATTTTTGTTTTGTTCAACAATAGTTTTCGTTCCCTCATCAATCATCTTAGCGATAGATTCAGATTCTTTTTCAATCTTCTCTTCTGCTGATTCGGGAGGGGTTACGCCTTTGAAACCGTCATTTGCGAACTCCTGCTTCAAGTCCTTGAAGTATACGTCCAAGTCCTCATCGTCCTTGATGGCGCATCGTTTGGCGTAGTTTTCGGGAATACCATACTCCTTTGCCTTTGCCAAAATCTGCTGGCTACGTGTTGCTTGAGCCTTCTCCGTTTCAAACTGTGTTAGCTTGTCAGAAAGGCTCTTGTTGGAATCAATTAAGGCTTGCGCCCATGCAGGCACATCGTCTTTCTTTTCTTCCGGCTTCGGATTGGGATTCTCGACCGGCTTACCGTCTTTAAGGTTATGCTTCTTCTCGTAGTTGGTCACTGCTGTTTTTGAAGCATCCCCGGCACGGAAATCACCATAGGAATTTAATACGTCCGAAAAACTGATACCCTCAACGATAGAGTTTACCTTTGTTTCGTCCGTTATACCCTCTGCCTTCTTGATGGCGATTCGGGTAAGGATAGCAGTGTCTACCCCAGTAAATTTCTGTTGCAGTCCTGCCAGGATAAGTTCTTGAATATTCATACTGTATGAATTAAATTGTTGTTTGAAATTTGTAGTATAAAAGTAAGAAGTAAGGAAGAGGAGAGGAAATAATTGAATGGGTGAAAAACAACAATTGGGGTATTGTTGGAAAATGAAATGAAAAAGGCGTGAATAGCCGGAGCCTCACGCCTTAATTTTGAATTTATAAAGTAGCAGATTGTAATTCTGCTCCGATATTCTTTATAGGTTTACTTTAAGTTCTTTGCCAGTAAGGTCAAAATATAGATTCTGAAGCTGATGCAAATATTTTATTTTTGCTTCAACAGGTATTTCTATATATCCATTAGGTGCTGAATTCATAACGATGAAAAGACTTCCATCGCCATTTAACTTTATCCCTACTCCAATTTTATCAATCACATTTCTCGAAAAGAACCGTCCATCAATTAAATTGAAGCTATTTTTATAAAGAAGATCGTGGCACAAAGGAATAGGTTCCACTAGGTGAATATCACATGGATTTCCATTTTGTTTTTCTAAACTCACGTAACTGGGTTGTATCATAAATACTTGTTTTGCAACTTTTTGTTGCGTTTGGTCGTCTGTCTTATAAACATAATTACCTAATCTTAAACCGTTTACATCAATCATAATCTTATTATTTAAGTTAAAATCCTAACATAGCAGCCGGAGGTATATTCAGCACTCGACATAGCAACCTCGCAATTTTGAGGGTCGGTTCCGAACGTCCAGAAATATAGTCATTCACACGCGATGGACTTATCCCAATCTCACCAGCAAGTTGCTTTTGACTCATCCCTTTCTCTTCAAGAGATAGCTCTATCAATTCCGCAACAGTCGGTTTTTCTATCGGATAATGTTCTTTTTCGTATGCTATCACAATATCGGACATAACTGTAAGTTCTACCGCATTCTTATCGTTTGCAGGGGTATTATCATCAACCAATGGCAGAAGTTCCTCCACTCTCGCCAAAGCAAATTCATATTGTTCTTTCGTTACTTTATTCATATCCTATATCTTAAATGGTTGAACAATCTATTTTATCATAATCCTTATGAGTACCAACCCAGCGAATGAAGATGTACCCAATTGTAAACTTAACAACGACAACCAACCGATAGTTGTATTGAAAACGTAGTGTTGGTTGCCTACATAGTCAGCAGAAAGAAAATCAACCTTTATATCAGACAAATTTTTCCATTCGGCTTTTTCTGCTATATCATACCAACGCTCTAAGGCTATGCGTGAATCTTCATAACCTTTGGTTTCATAGAAATCTTTCAGCTTTTTATGTGATACTATTCTCATACGTTGTTCATTTGATACAAAAGTACTAAATAATTTTGAATTATAAAACTATTATAGCATAAATATTTTATAATATCGAATTATGCGCAATAAAAAAGCGGGACTGAAAAGTTCCGCTATCTATTTACAATTAACCAAAAGTCATTCTTTTGTAGCAGGAATCACCTTTTCATTTTTCAAACTCTGTTCTTCCTTGATTTCTTTAAGTTCTTCTTCCACTCGATCGGCATTCCCAGCAAACATAATTCCCTCACGTGTTGACCAAATGCCGCCACTGACAGCGGAAACGGCAGTAGTC